TTTTTGGGGTTTGCCCTGCCCCACCTCCCCCTCCCCCGTAACCACAGCCTCCTCCTGCACCACCAGCAATAACAAGATACTCGACACTGGATGGGCTCATCAAAGGCCAATCAGACCCCATACGGGAGTTCCTTACTTCCCGTAAGCTCCAAAACCCGTCGGCCCCGGATGTGGTTGGGTACGGCATTAGCTGATCTCCTCGTACGAGCAGACAGCCTCGATGTCCCCGGAGGCACTGGCGGTCAGTCGAAGACTGTCACCTTCCTCAAGGTAAAGAGGCTTGGTGATGACGTCCAATGTCGCGTCAGCCGGAACGGTGACCGTGTGGGCAACCTTGTAAGCCGTAGATGCCCTGAAGAGATCGACCGTAACGGAGGCATTGTTGACCCCGTCGACATTGCTCACATACAGGGCATTGATTTTGAAGACCTTGTTGGATGCCGCTGAGTTGGTGACAATGGCCGTTGCCGACGTTCCGACAGCCTGGACTGCCGTTTTGCCTGTGATGGTCGCCACGTTTACGATGTTGGGTGCTGCCATAGTGTTATCCTCCGCCGAAAACGATCGCCATGGCGACCGATTTTCCGGTTATTGATGTTTTCAGAGCCGAGTTAAGTTTCGCTTCCGTCACGCTGTTGTCCGCAATTTTTGCGGTGGTGACATTAGCGTCGGCAATCTTTGCAGTTGTGACATTAGCATCCGCGATTTTTGCAGTGGTGATGTTTGAGTCCGCAATTCCAATTGTCGTTACCTGCCCGAAAGCCAGGATGTCGACAAAATCCGACAATGAGCACCCGCTAACCAACGTGATCGTCGTTGAGCCGGTAGTAGTGTAATCAAGAGTCGGAGCCAAAAGGACTCCGTTGACGAACACGTAAAGAAAACCTGGAGTAAAAGCCAAGGTATTTCCGTTGGAGTCAATCCCGGTAAACACAGTTTGACCCGCGCTGGCAATGTATCGGAAGGCGGCCAAAGGAGCCGAGATTGCGCTGGCCCCGGAGGCTGAGATCGTCACCGACCCAGTGCCCTGGGCAATCGATACGCCCGTACCAGCTACGAGTTGTTTATACTCCAGCGAAGTTCCACCGGAGTTGGTCCCAACCACGTAGTTGGCCAATCCGGGGCTGGCAAGCTGAGGGACAGCTCCAAACGCCACAATATCCACGTCGTCGTTGAGTACGCAGGCCGTGGACAAGGTGACCGAGGTTCCGTTGGTGGCCGTGAAATCCGAGTCGTCCAGCTTGACGCCGTTAAGGAAGACGTTGACGTAGTTGGGGGTATAGACGAGGGTCGAGGAAGGGCTGGAGGCATCAGCGCCGCTGAAGACCGTCTGCCCGGCTGTGGCGTTGTAGCGGTAGATGGCCACCGCTCCGCTGGCTGACCCTCCTCCCCCTCCGCCTCCACCACCTCCTGTATTGGTGATCGTGACCGTCCCGGATACGTCAGAAATGCTGATTCCAGTCCCGGCGGTCAGGGTTTTGTTTTCAAAAGCCGTCCCGGTCGAGTTGACCCCAAGGAAGGTGTTGGCTGACCCGACTGAAGTCCTGCCCGTTCCTCCGTTGGCAACGCTTAGGGCATTTGTCAACGTAAGGGAGGTTGCGCTTGCGGCTCCAAGAGTAGGTGTAACCAGAGTCGGGCTGTTGGAAAAAACAAGTGACCCGGTTCCGGTCTCGTCGGTGACGGCAGACGCAATTTGAGCCGAGGTCGCCGTCAAAGTATTGTTGGCAAGGTTGATCGATTTGTTGGTGAGCGTGTCGGTGGTCGCTCTTCCAACCAGGGTATCCGTGCTGGTGGGTAGCGTCAGGGTGCCAGTGTTGACGATTGAAGAGATAACCGGTGAGGTCAGCGTCTTGTTTGTAAAGGTCTCGGAATTGGCAAGAGTGGCCAAAGTGCCGGTAGTCGGAAGGGTTACATTGGTCGCACCGGTTGACGTTAGCGTTGTTGCAAAAGCTCCGCTGGTCGTAAGGTTGCCGCCAAGGGTGATCGTCTTACCCGAATTGTTGACTCCGGTTCCGCCGTATTGCCCGGCTACAATCGTCCCCTGCCAGGTACCAGTACCAATCGTCCCGACGCTGGTTAGCGACGAACCGGTGACGCCACTTCCGAGCGATGTTGCGGAAAGAACCGATGCTCCGTTGATTTCGTAGACCTTCCCAGAAAGGAGGTTGAAATCCTCGCTTGATGTCCAGGCCCCAGTCGCGTTGACCCAGTTAAGGGTCTTGTCCGTCGTGCCCTTTAGAGTGATTCCCCCACCGCCAGCCGTTGTGTTGTTTGGTGTGGTGACGTCAGCCAGAACAACATTCTTATCCTCAACCACCAAGTTTGTCGTATTGATGTTGGTCGTCGTTCCGTTGACGGTCAGGTCCCCGCTAACGGTCAGGTTCCCTGACATCGTGGCATTACCAGTTACTGCCAGGGTGGAAGAAAGCGTCGTGGCTCCGGTCACCCCTAAAGTTCCGGCAACCGAAGTGTTTCCGCTGACAGCCGTTATGTTGAACTTGTTGGTGTTGACCGAAACGTCACCCGCAACTCCGAGGGTTGAGGAGAGGTTCGTGGCTCCGCTAACCCCGAGTGTGCCGGAAAGAGAAGCGTTACCCGTAAGGGATGTCGTTCCGGTGACCCCAAGATTTCCGCCTATATTGGCGTTCTTTTCGACCCCCAACCCACCCTCAAGGACCAAAGCCCCGGTGTCCTTGTCAGTGGACTGAGTCGTGGCCGAGATAGCCTGAGAGCCGGTGATTGATAGGTTGTTAACCGTTGCCGTGCTGTCGACAAAAAGGTTTCTCCAACTTTTGGCAGAGGAACCAAGGTCGTAGGTGTTGTCGGTGTTAGGGAGGATGTGGGAGTTGACGTCGGCGTTGAACACCACGTTGTCGGTGTCGGCGTCGCCCAGCGTCAAAGTTCCCCCATTGGCTGTCAGGGTCCCCTGGATGACGGCGTTCCCGGAAACCAACAGATCACCGGCCATGCTGACATTCCCAGTCAAAGTTGACGCACCGGTGACTGCAAGGCTGGAAGACAGGGTGGCCGGTCCGACAACCTCAAGGGTTCCCGAAGACTTGACCGTGGAGGTGGAAATCTGAAGGGCAGACGCGGTTGCGTCCCCGTCCTCTACAACCGTCAAGGTCGAAGTGACCCCGGAGGTGGAGGCGGTCTTGAGAAGCTCGGTGTAGCTCTCGGCTATGGTGCGGTCAAAAAGCGTGCTCATTGTGCAAAGTTCCACATCAGGTACACGTTTTGCCAGTTCTCACCCGGATCAAGTGTGTAACCCTGCCAGGAGTTAAGGGAGGCGCAGAGGTTGGTCGTCGTGTAGGACACCTCGCCGCAAAGCGATGAGACGGTATAGGCAACATCCTCGCAAAGCGTTGCCGCCGTGGAGGACACTGCCTGGCATTCTGGGGAGACTTGAAAAGCCATGTTAGATGAGAGCCGTCACCTCGCTGGGGGCAAAACTCTTCATCTGGACCTGCAATTGCCCTTTGGCTCCTCCACGCATTTCAGCCAGTTCCTTTTGCAAAAGGGAAACTGCCTTGTTTTCGTAAAACATAACCTTTTCCGGTTCTTTTTCCCGGAGTGCGTTGACCATCTCCTTGATTGCCGGGTAGTTGCGGATGTCCATCTTGTCTGAGTCGCGAAGCTTGGGAAGCCACCGTTTTTTAGCCAGGATGTCGACGCATTCGGTTGCGGCTGAGTCCCGGATAAAATAGCGGCGTTTCCACTCGTTGTTGACGTAGACCTCTCCCCGATCAATCAGCATGTCGTAACCCGAGGTGTCCTTCTGTTGGTACCCAGGTCCGTTTTCGTGGTAGTCAAACCTGCGATCAAAAATGGAAATCGGACGGTCGGCCATGGTGATCCCAAGCACCGTTCCGATGGCGTTTGGCAGAAGGATCTCGTTGGTGTTGGTGACGTTGACGCGGTAGTGCTCAATCGTCCCGTACCAGCAACCACGGGCGAACAAGGCTTCCTCGGCATTGTTGATGAGGTCGACCAGCTCGGCGTCTGAAACGCGGAGACCGTCCATAAGGTCGAGGGCCAGTTTGGAGCGCATGTCGCCAAGGCTGTTGGGGATCGCGGTAGACATCTTGGTCTGGTAGTTGACCCTGCGAGCAGCTTCGATGGCTCGGTCGGTCTTGACGGTCAGGCGTTCGATGGCCTTGTTCTCCAGGGCCTGGGCGAGTTCGAGCTGATTGTTCTCCTCTCGGTAAACGGCAAGGATCATCAGTTTGAGAGCGTCGACATCGTCAATGATCAGAAGGTCTGTGTCGGAGACGGCCGGGACATAATTGAGTTTTCCGGTGACCTCGACCCGTGTCGGGATGTTTGCCCCAAGGGCGTAAGTCCGAAAATCGTTGGAAGTAGGGACAAAGTGAAGGTGAAGAATGTCCTCGGTATCAGCCAGGAACGCCTGGACCCCGTTGGTCAAAAAGCCGGCAGGAGCCTCGGTCCCGGAAACCCTGGTCGCACTCTCCAAGCCGAATCCGGCAAAGGTCGTGATGTTCCCGGTGGGCGCAGGCAGAGTGAACTGCCCGTTGGAAATTGTGACAGAGTAGCGGGCCAAAACGCCAAGCCAGGCGCGGACGCTGTGGAGCCGGCGTTGCGCCTCGTTGATCCTGGCCACAACCCGCGAGTCGGTCGGGCAAACCCCGTTGTCGACGAAGGGCGAGAGAGCCGCTTTGGCTTCGAGAAGGGTAAGCGGCATGGACTTAGGAGACCTTAAGAACCTTGATCTTGAACGTTTGGGAAGCCGGGTCGACCGTAGTCAGGTAATTACACCGGACGGTCACGGTGTTGGCGGATGCCACGTAAGCGTCAAACACCACACCTGTTGTCGGATTGGACGGAAGCCCGACCAGGACCGGGTCCCCCACACTGGCCCCAGCCACGCTAAGCGTTGCTGTCTGAGCCGTGCCAGCCGTGCTGGAAGGAAAGTTATAGGTCAGGGTTCCCTCCAATATTACGTTCTGGGTCGGGGCTGACAGATACTGGGCAAACAGGTCGAGCAGTTGCTGCGGGGTTCCGTAACAGGTCTGGGGAGGGAGCGATCCGGAGATTAAGGCCATGTCAGTATTTTATAACCCAATTCAAAAACACAAGAGGGGGAAGGTTAGGATGCTCATCGGAAGATGGATCAGACGATGCGTCGTTGGTAAAGGCATAACCCCAGGTCAAACCAAAGGAGCTTCCTGGAAAAGTTCCTGGGGACCCTCCGCTACCACCATTGCACCGGTTGCCGTTTTCGTTTCCGCCTCCCCAACTCACACTAACGCCATGGGTGTGACTGTGGGGGTTAAGGCCTGCCTCCTGAGGTGAAAGGGTGTGGGATTGGGCTCCCCCAACTGACCCAAGGACCTGAGCGTCAAGGTTGCCGGGTCTTGTGTTAGTGAGCCGACCAGAGGCCGTAACCCCGCCCATCACCTCAAAACCCACGACGGACCTCCCGCGAAGATCTGGTAAATTGAACGTCGTCCGATTGTCCCCAGAACCGTAAGTTACACCTACCACGTCAAACAATGAAGCGTAAGTTTGGCGGCTGACCGCCTGACCATTGCAGAGGAGCCATCCGTTAGGGATATCGGGTGATGGGTAAGGGAAGATAGCCCCGGGGAAGGCAAAACTGATGACCGATGCTGTGGTGGCGGGGCTTTGGCTAAGTTTGACATTCTGCCCAGCAAAAACATTCCCAACCGTCCCGGAACCGGAAAAATTATTCAGGGTGGAGAGCTGGACTTTTTTAGCAACGCCTCCGGTGGAGATTGGGAATACCGTGGCTCCGGTCGGGCTGACTACTTCTGGGAGGTAGGAAATTTTCATGTTTTGATGATCCAATTTAAAAGAACGAAAGGCGGGAGATTGGGGTGAGCCGTGGTTGACGCGGCCCCAGTTGCTGAAGAAGAGGTGTTAATTGAGAGGGAGAGGCTCGTCGCGCAGCCGCCACTGCTCGTATTGAAATCACGTCTGGGGTAGCCGGTGTAAAGGCCTTGGTTGTTTCCAGTTCTGTCTGGCCCAGCCAAAACGTAAAAGGAGCCAGTGGCGGAATGGGTGTGGCTAACTAACGGACTCTGGCTGGAGGTAAGAATGTGCTCTCTTGCCCCAGCCGAAGTACCAAGCGTAGTAGACCCAGACACGGTCACCCGTTGAGAAGCGGAAGATCCCATGTCGTCCAGGCCAAAAACAGTCCTACCGGTAAGGTTTGGGAGATTGAAGTTTAACCCGCTTCCGCCGTAGGTATAGCCAATTTTGTTAAACAAGTCCTGGTAAGTGGCCACGACTAGAGAAGAGCCGTCGCATAAGAGCCATCCTGTCGGGGCGGTTGAGCCTGCGTAAAGACTCATCAGGCCGGGAGAATAGAAAGACACAGTGCCGGTCGTGGTAATTGGGTTTGGGCTGCACTGATACCCATCGCCGGAAGAAAGTTCCCTTAAGGTTCCGTCATTCAGGTATTCCTTGATCTGTAAAACCGAGAGTTGTTTGGTTACTCCGTTTTGAACACAGGGGATAACCGAGTCAACCGTAGGGGCATTGGTCGTAACCAGATCTGTGATTTTGAAATTGGGCATGGTCAGGCCTTGATTAAATAGGACAAAACAATCGCCGGAGGCATGTTGTTGTGGGGCAGAGCTGCGTTGACGGAAGAAAGGGCGGAAGTCGAGCCTGTCGAAGAACTCGAAGCCCTGCTTCCTGGTGCGACTTCTCCGTGAATGCCAAAATCCCCATAACACTCTGGGGGTCCGCAATTCCGGTCATCCCAGCAATTCGTGTCGTTGCACCCTCCGTAAACCGTCATGGTTCCGGAAGCCGTGTGCGTGTGGTCTTTGACTGCGGTTTGGAGCCCAGTCAAAAGGTGGTTTTCTGTTCCTCCGGAGGAAGCAATGGTGTAAAAATTGCCGGAAGCAAAAACGGCACCGTTAAGAGGACTGGAGGAGCCCGAATTGGCGGCTTTGCCGAACGGGATTCTACCGCGCAAGTCTGGAACGTTGAAGGTGGTCGACCCGTCCCCTGCCCCATAAATCGTAGAGATCACGCCAAACAAGGCCGAAAAGGTTGTTCTAGAAACTGCCTGTCCGTTGCAAAATAACCAGCCTGTCGGGACTTTGCTTTCCAGCCCGGCGTACGGGACCACCATTCCGGGAAGGCTGAAATCAACCGTCAACTGCTGGGTTGGGCTACCCGCGGAACTTACGCTGACGTTTGTGCCACCAGTAACCGCCGTAACGGTGCCTCCGGTGACAAGACCAAGAACGTTGGAGAGAAACGTCTTGCGAGTAATCCCATTGACCACGACGGACAAATAGGAATTTGTCGCCGGGTTTGTGTCTTCGACCAAATCGCTGATTCGTGTGGCCATCAGTTTAACTCCAGAAATTCGCCATCGATGGTCTGGAACCCTGACTCTGGTGGGTTCTCGATGGAGAAAACTGAACCCGTGTCGTCGGCGAGATAGTCAAAAACCTCTGCTGACCCGGAGACAATGTTGGAAAACACCCCCTGCTCGCACCCGCATTCAAGGAAACTGCACTCTTCGCTCATTGGCAACCTCCACCTATTTTTTCAATGACTCTTGAAGCCACAAACATAACCTTGGTAAGAGCAAACTGGCCTTCCCACTCAAACCTGAATTGGAAGGTATGCCCGACACGGGCAAGCGTGTTGGTGGACGTAACACAGGAATTGGAGGGAGCCGGAAGACGGATCTGGGATCGGTACTGGTCACGGACATTGGCTGGAAGATAGACTCCACAAGTGGACGGAGCCGGGAGGGCGATCGGAGACTCAACCGCCGTGGAAAAGACGATTGTGAAGTTATCGTTGAACCTGGAAACCGTGCAGGTGATGTTGGTGCCATCAGGATTGGCTCCGGTAAGGGCAGTGTTCAAGGCGCTTTGCAGACTGGCCGCAGTGGTCGTCGACCAGGTTTGAAGAGTTGTGTTGAACTCCTTGAAGGTCGTCCGCGTGTTGCCGATTCTAACGTAGAACTGGCTGGACGGGTTGGTGAAGGAAATTACCCAGGTTGTGGCAATTTCCCGTGTGGTCCCGCTGGCCTGGACTGTGGAAATGCCTCCAGTTGCCGTGGTTGTGGCAACTCCGGTGGTGCAGGTTTCAACCTCGGAGCAGGTGTTGAAAGTGTGCCAGGGAAACCAACAGGGATTCTCATCCGGACGCCAGTAGGCGTTGACCAGGGTTTCCCCTGCAAGCTCGGCAATCCAAAGATCCCCCCGGTCAAGTTTTTTAAGGTTGAACGGAGTCTCAAAATCAAAGGAACGTGTCTCGATCGCGCATTTGATTCTTCGGCTGGAAGCGCCTAGCGGGAAATCAAACAAGGCCCAAGGATTGTTCTCCCAAAGAAGATTGCTGTTGGAGTCGGTGTCGTAGGCGAACACAAAACACCTTGGGAGTCGACGAGTAACTCCGGTTACAAGTTGAAGGGTGTCAACCCCAGTCCATACACCGTCAAATACCGAGGCTCTTTTGTTGGCTGCTGTACCCATGGAGTTAAAATCAAGGACTCCGATGCCCTGAAAGGAGGTAGGCCTTAGCTTGATTGGCTCGTCTCCGATGTTGGCGTAGTTCTCCCTTGGGCTGACAGTAAACAAAAGGCGGCTGTCGAAATAGACGGCAGAAGCTTCCCCCAGAAGACCCTCGGTGTCGTAATCCAAGACCGCGTCCATTTCAGTTGAGATCGGGGTCATATTATAGCCGTCGGCCTGGGCCCTGGCATGGCGGTAGGTTCGAAGACCGTCGATACTGCGAAAAAAGAGGTCGTTGTTGACGGTCACCAAGGTCCGGTCGGCAACCAGACCAATGTTGTCCAAGGTGACCCTCTGGAAACCGGAAAGGTTTTTCCACTGGTCGCGGGGGTTGGCAACGGAAAAAGATGCGGCCCCTTTCTCGCCAAACACCAACAAGTCACCTTGCCCAGTTGCCGTGTCAGAAATTGGCTGAAAGATCAGGCCTCGGATAGAGCCCATTTGGCTTGGGATCTGAAAACTACCTCCTTCGTTTAAGTAGGTTGTCTCGGTAAAGCGAAGAAGATCGGACTCAGCACCGGTGTTAGCCTTAGTGGCGAATCCTCCGGACCCGGCCACCGTCACAGAAGCGGGGATGGTGAAAGTGGTGGAGCCTGTGCTGGTGATTTTCCAAGTTCCGTTAATGCTTGGGGTCGAGCTATGACCAGAAACCGTTACAACATCGCCAGTGCTAAACCCATGGGAGGATGACGTTGTGATTGTGGTCGTGGTGGTGGCCGAAGAAGAGGTGATTGATAGCTGGTTGGTGGAACCTCCGTAGACAAGATCCCCTGCGGTAAAGCTGTCCTTGGATGAGTTGACGACGTAAAGACGCCCTTGTCCGTAGGCCATGAATGTCCCAACAGGAATGGAGGAAATGTTGCCGGTGGTCCCGGCCGACCCAACCCCACGTTGATGCAATACTTCCCCGTCAAAAATCAGAGGGTTGTCGAGGCCGTTTTGGATGACCAGGAATTTTTCAGCCTGGCAGTAGTACACCCGCTTGGTTGCGTCCCATCGGAAGGTACCGCTGGAGTCGATAGCGGTATACTCGGAGACCGGAAGCCTCGCCACGTAGCCTTCAACTGGACGAATACGAAACACATATCCTCCGGCACAGGCAATCAGGCAGGACTTGGTCGGGTCGGTTTTGTTGACGTAAAAGAAAGCACCTTGAAAATAATTCCCGGTCTTGGTGTTGGTCGAATCACGACCGGTGGAAAAAAGGGCTAGGCTCCCTGGGTAATCAGGATCGTCGGTAAGGAAGATCTGCTGAAAGCCGGGGCGTGTCTGTGGGCGTCCTTCCCGAAAAGTGACGTTGACGCCAAGCCGGACAGACGTCGGGTCTGAAATTTGAGGGGCCAGCGAGGAGTCCATCCCCCTGCGCCAGTCATACTGGCCGTCATAAACCGTAAGATCAGATGCCGTGGCCATGGAAAAAGATTATCCCCTCTTCGGATTCCGCAAGACGTCCCAGTTGTCCCGCCACTCGCAATTTGGGGCAAAATAAACCGACATTGTTCTGGGGAGCTTCTCTATCGGGACGACAAAAATGGCGTTTTGTTTGGTATGATAAAAGATAAAGGCGTCAACAATACCTTTCCCGTAAGGTTTTTTAGGGCTGTTCTGGTTAAACCCAGTCCCACGAAGGGCAAAAAACTTCAGCTTGGTCCTGCGTTGGTCTTCCAAACCGCATGTCGTTTTGACTTGAACCCTTTTGAGAACTCCTCGGTAGTCGGTGATTAGGTCGTACCCGTTATCGTAAATCGGCTGGCTTACCAAAAAGCCGTTTTCCATCAAAAGAGATGAGACTTTAGTGACCCCGATAGCCCCAAGCTGAATGCTCACAACCAACTCCTCCCAAGGACATTAACCGCCATCCTTCTTCGGCGGTACACCCCGTCTCCGTCACGGCTTCCTCCCCCGTTGGTGTTCCCCTCGATGGTCACGAGCCAATCCCCCTCGTTCT